TTTAAAAATATTTCTAACTTCTTAATGTTAGCTTGTTTTGGTTTATATTTATTTATCATAGTACCCATCCTGTAAAATAAGCATCTTTATCTGGATACATATCACCATTTGAATTAGCATTGTATTCAGGAAAATCTGCTTGATTAAAACACATAAAATCTATAAACCTATTTGTATAATGTTGTGCTATATCCCTTGCTTTTTCTACCAAGAAATCAATTTCATTTTTTTCTACATTTGTAGCGTTTTCTGATGTATGCTTATAAATGCCTTTTCCAGCTATTGTAATGGCTAAAAACGGCAATGCTTCAACCATACTCCAGTGTATTACCATTGGTTTAATATACTTGCTTAAAAGCGTTGTATATGGTTCTGTTAAGTCATCATTTACAATATCATCATTTAGTCTATTAAATAATTGTGTTCCTAAATAAGTTTGTATATGTGTATCTTGTGCTATCTTAATATATTGAACAAATTTATCTACATCAATATTTCCATTTAATGCAGTAAATCTAACAATATCATCTCTCGTAACAAATAGTGCTTGTGCCATATCTTAATTTGTAAATCCCATTTTATCCCAATATTCTTGTGTAAAACCTTTTGTTGGCATATCTGCTGGTTTCATAGCAACTTCTTTTTCATTTCTAATTCTATAACCATACTTTTCTGCAATAGCTGGACTAATAACCTTTTCTTTTGCTTTTGGATTTGTAGGGTCTATTTTAACACCTTCAAAGTTTGCATAAGTTCTTCTTAACCATTTATGTTCACATCTTGCACCACCCTTATAAAGCCATATAGAATAATTATCAGCACCTTTAACACCAAAACCAGCATTAACTGCTTGACTTTCCATAGCAATAATATCTTCTTTTCTGTAAACTTTATCTGCATTAATCATTTTATTGCAAAATTCTCTTTGACCAGTTGCATTACCACTATAAACATATCTTGTTATGAATTGTACACCATCAATAACTTTATCTTGTTCTGGACTTTTAGCTGTTGGTCTTGCTATTCCTGTTGAAACAAATTCCCATAATTTAGATAATGAACTTTTATTCTTTTTATTATTTTCATTTATAAAATCAATTTCAGCATCATATTCATCTTCTTTTTCATAATCAACTTCAAATTCATCTACTAAAGTCCATTCATCACCCAAAGTTTCACCTTTAGAAATTAAAGCATCTGCAATATTAGAATTAAAACAATTATGTGAACTTAATCCAGTTTCTTCTTTTACTTGTTCATCTGTTTGCGTATTGTCTAATTCAGTAAATTCTAATGGCTGAATAGTTTTAAAGTATAATTTTAAACTAATATCATTGTAATATAATATTTCATTTAATGCTTCTATTATTTCTAATTGATATGGTTTAATAACTATATTATCAAATAATAAAGTTGCAGTCTTAATTTCATCTGCATTGTTACCTAAACCACCATCACCATTTCTAATTCCTAATAACATTGGTGAAGTTACTCTATGCCCAACAATTAATTTATTAAAGCATTCATTACTTAAATATTCATAGTGTGCTGGTGCATCATTTAATGGTATATCTTCAACTGTTGTTTTGCTTTCTGCATTAGCATTAAAAGCAACAATTACTTTATCACCTCTTGAACCAGTTAGTTTGTTTTTAACATCTGCTTTAATTTGGTCACGCATTTCCTCTGTCGGTATTCCATTATTGAAATTTATAACTTTGGTTCCGCTGAAGCCACATTTTACGTCATTGATTTGATATTCAGATATTTTCTCTTCTAATACAGCATAATCTAAAGCACCATTATAGTCAACTGGTGTATAATAGTGGAATATTGGTAAATAAGGTTTTACAACCATAATTTCTATTTCATTACCATTACCAAAACCAAAAGCTGGTATTCTTTTTAATACTTCAGAAGGTTTAACTTTACTCCAATCAGCACAATAAAAATATGCTTCTATTTCACCTTTATCATTACATTTTTCTGCTCTTAATGTATGAATAGGAAAATGCTCAACTTTAACTATTTTATTCTTTTGCTTTACTATTTGCATAGAAGCCATACCCATTAGTTTGCGTTCTAAACATACTTTACGCAACATATCTGGTTTAAATAAAGTTTTCATTTGTGCGTATTCATTTGGCTTTCTTGATGCATCTAAAGCATCTAAACCTTTACCATATATCATATTAGATATACCTGTAATAATAGCACCATTTGTTGTGGAATATAAGAACCTATCAATTAAGAATTGAAAGTAATTATTGTCATCACCATATTCAATGTAACCTTGCTTTTTATTTTCTTGTATTTTAGGACTTGTGTAAGCACTTAAATTTACAATAGAAATATTTGAATTACTCATAAACTATAAAATCATTAGTTGTTTGATTTGCTACATATTGACCATCGTTAATTGAAAAATTAGCAATAACTTGATTTGTGCAAAATATTTTGTCTTTATAAACTACATCAGTATCATTAAGAATAGATAATGTATAAAAGTTACCTTCTATTAAATCAAATGTAGCTGTTGTGTATAGATAATAACCATCTATATAAAAATCAGATGATATAGTAGTACTTTCATTTGTCATTTCATTTACCAAAACTATTGATGTAGCACAATAAGTTCTTGGAATGAATTTCAATGATTGTTCTTCTACTTGTTCTTTTAAAATTATCATTATCTTTTTATTTAAAAATAAAAGTATATTGAAATTGTTTTAATATAGAATTAAAATAAAAAAGGGATGCATAAACACCCCTTAATTAAAAAACAAAAAAACAATTATTAATCTTCTCCAGTTATAATATCAAACCCAGCAGCAGTTATACTATTAAAAAAGAAATTCGCTGGAACTGGTTCCATTCCTGTAAGTGTTAAAGTATAACCACTTAAATCTCCCATAGCTGCTCCAGTTACAATAGTTCCGCCTGTTACATCCATTCCGTGCTCAGTGCCACATAAAAAGAAATTACCATTGTTATCTTCAACAATTACTTGTGGTCTACCATAAGCCAAAAGTTTAATTTGTTTATTATCTACTATTGATAATTTTTTCAAAGTCAATGCTAATTCCTGTTGAAAGAATGTAGTACCATTTTCTCTTGAAGATGTAATTGTTTGTGTGAAAGATGAATTACCTTTCAAATCATATTTGTACGCATTTACAGTACCTTCACCATTATTTATTTCAACTATTGCATCAGTAGAACCACCAGTTGAATATTCAATATTAGTAATATCTCCATAATTCACAAAATAAACTGCTTTTAATCCACCATTGCTATCTTTGCAAGGTTCTAATCTACCTAAACTAATATCACAAGCCATATTTTTATATATTTAAAGTTAAAAAAAAGGTGGTGTTTTTGCACCACCCTTATTTTGATTAATAATTAATTATTAGTTAGCAGCGTTAGTAATACCATAAGTTGTAATATCCTCAACTATTCCGTATTGTACACCAGCAGTAAATCTCATTACAACTCTAACATTTTGTGAACCATCAATATCAGCCATATCAATTAATTTTACTTCTTGGTTATCTGACAATAAACCAGTTCCAAAGTAAAGGTTAGATTTTTGAGCAGCAATAGCAACTGTTGGAGCTAAACCATTTGCAACAAATATTTTAATTCCATCAAAAGAAAGTGAACCATTATTCCACCATTGTGTTCCCATTGCATTAGTACCATTAGCACCTAAACCTGATGCTCCAAAACCACCTAAAGCACGTACATATGCTCTCGCTGTTGCTTGAGAAACATATAAGTATAAATCTTCTTTTCCATAAAGTGTTGCTGGGATAGCATCAACTAATTTTCCTAATTCTGCGATAACTGTTGCAGCAGCAGTAATGTTAGTTGAAGTAGCAGCAACTTCTTGAGCAGCTGGTAATCCAGCATCTAAAGTTAACAATCTTGTAAATCCGTTAAATTCACCAGCATTAGCAGTAACACCAGCCCAAATATTTCTTTCTGTTTTGTCAGCAACTTTAGCAGCAACGTGAGCTAATAAGAAATCAGCAAATGAAGGTGGCAAATTGTCGAAAGCAGAATATCCCATTTGAACGGCTTCCCAATCACTACGGAAATCTTTCTTACATAATTGTAGGTTAACTTGGAATTCTTCTGGTTGTAAAATTTTCTCTGTTAATGTTAAAGTAGAAGTTGCATCAAAATCACAAGTTGCATCTTTTACGATTGCATCAGTAGCAATTTTCTTAATTACTTCTTTGTATTTTACATTTGGTTTTACTTCAATACCACCATTTTCGATAGTTGAAGCACTTAATAATGCTGCTGATATGTATTTTCCAGCAAACTCACCAGCATAGGTAGTTGTAATACTTGTTGTTGTAGCCATTTTTTATTTAATTTTTATTTTTATTATTTGTTTAATTTATTCAATACTACATCAAATGTTGTAGCTTGTCTTTTTTTAGAATATAAATTCATTTTAACTTCATTAGTAGCTTCTGGATTGTGTGATAAAACTTCAATGTTGTCATTTGATAATTCTACTGTTTCTGTTTTTACACTTTTCAATTCAGCAATTTCAGCTCTTAATTTTTCAATTTCAGAAAAGAACATTTCTTTAGTTACACTTTCAACTACTCTTTTTGGTGTAGCTACTTCTGTTGCCATTTCTTCTTCTTTTTTAGTAGTTTCTACTTCTTCTTCAACTTCAGGTGCTTCTTCTTCTGGCATTTCAATAGATGCAATAACACCTTCAGTTTCTACTTTTAATACGTTACCATCTTCTAAAACATACTCACCAACTGGCATTGGTACTCTTTCATCTTCATTTACAATAAAGATTGCCATTTCTGGTTCAAATGCTTCTGCTTCAATAACAGTAACACCATCCATTAGTTTCATTTGAGCAAGTTTTACTTCCATACCCAAAAGTTCTTTAATTTGATTTACTACGTTCATTTTTTTTATTATTTAAAATATTATTATCAATATTCTTTTTTATTAAAATAAAATTTTTTTATATTGTTATATTTTGTATATTTGTAATTGAAA